CCAGTCGATACTGAGGTTTCTTTAACCCGGTCTTTAAGAACTAGAGCCATTTGAGACTCCTATTCTAGGCTATACGGATGATTGCGTTTGTTGCGTCCGCTGTTGGGAATATGATTGTAAAGTCACCGGCAGTGGATGATTTATCAGAACCGAAGTCCAATGCTGCAACTGCAGTATCGTCTGTGCTGTTATATATCAATGCGCCACGGGCAGTAATAGTCGCTGCAGACCAAGTAGTATCCGCAAAGTCAATAAACGCTGTAGTGCCTGATGAGGTTGGTACTTGAGAAACTACAAGAGTGTTTCCGCCTGTTGTGTAACCGCCACCGTTAGCTACTTCATTTGTAGTAGATGAGTAGTCGGTAGTAGCTGCACCTAAAGTCGCTGCAGAAGTATACAACGCGATTTTATAAACCTTTGTAGTACCTGTATTAAAATTTTGTGCGCCGCCCAATAATTGAACTTTAAAGCTCGTGCACATTGCTTGTGAAATTGCCATTTTACTTCTCCTAAATTACATTACTGGGTATCTTACTTGCCCGTTGCGGTATGCGTCTCTTCTATTTTTACCATCACCAAGTTGTTTCAATAAAGCTAAAGCCTCATCGTAACGTTTTTGATATGTTGCTGTTACATCAGCCTCACCCTTCATATAGGTGTAAGCTTCTAATAATGCGCCATATAGCAGTACAGAATCAAAGTTATCACCTAACCAACTAGTACCTGCAGTAACAATCGACTGTGGATAATAGAAGTAGTGCAACTCCATACTGTAACTGGCATCAGGTGTTGGTCCTAATATAAATGTATTCTGGTCAAACTGTGCATAATACTCAGGGGTTCCGTAGAACGCAGCGTCCGTATCAGGATAAGACCCACGAATAAAGTTTACGTCTTTATCAAGCAGATACGTGAATTCGTTGTTGCCATTAATTAAAGCCAGTGAAAACGTTGCTAACCAATCAGATGGGCATGCTAAGTACTTGTTACCGCTAGTTAGATTACCAATCACGTTCTTACGCAAGGCTGGCAGTTGTACGGTATTATAAACCCTTTGTTCTGCTTCTTGTATAAACGTGTTTATATCAGCCGTTTCAAACTGATTCTCGGTGTAGCTTTCAATAGCTGCAACTAATTGGGTGTAGTTCATTGACCTACCTTATGCCATCGGACCGCGTGAAGTAAAGCCTTTTGTAGCTGCGCCACTACCACGTTGTTTCATGCCACCGTTTTTGTTTATTTGTGTATTCGCAGGATTACCGCCGCTTACACGTCGAGCAGGCATGCCATTAGTTGAATCACTAGCGCTCACATTGTTTGGGTCAGACGGATAGCTAATATCCGCATTGGGTATTACTTTTGGTTGGTTATATACTGACATATTAGTTACCTCTTTGATTAGCTGCACGTGCCAAGTTACGGCCTACTTTTTTCATGTCGATTGATTTAACTGTACGGGCTTTGCCGCCTTTAGATGGGTCGCCATCTTGACCACCTTTAGCACCATCGATGCCTAGTTGTTTGCCTTTAGTTTTGCCTCTAACGTTGATGCCTTGTGCGCCTGCTTTAAATGCCATTTTGTTTCTCCTATGTCGTCGTTACGGTTACAGTACCGACTGAGGCAACTGCTACCAAGTTATTTACTTCTAAGTTAAACGGGTCACGTAACCCTACTGGATTCCAGCCCCATTGTATCACCCTACTACCTTGCAAGGGAACCCCAGTTGCGTCAGGATTAACATTCGTTGTTTCCGTTAATTGTAACCCATTTAAACCCGATTGATAATAGCTTGTATCTGGTCGTGGGTCTCTAACTGCTTGTGGGTCATTAACTGGGTACATACCTAGTTGCAATTGTGGCTGGTCGGGCTCCCAACAATTTTGACACACCAATATATCAACATTCTTAGTCTTAATGACTAACCGCTTTAGTTGCGATAACTTATACCTAAAATTACACCTGTCGCACTGTGCAATTGCGAACTTACCACTTGAGTATTTACTCGCCATAGCACTACCTTATAAATTGCATTCTAGGCGCTAGTCTTAGTGCTGCCTTCTCACGGTCTTCATCGGCGGCTTGTTGGTACGTTTCATCATACATTGCTTTTAACATCTGTACCCTAGGTAGCGCTTCTGGTATCTTCATGCTTAAGTGATACGCCAATCCTGCAACCATCGCTGGTAAGAACCTAAACGGTATGTCTTGTGTATTGCTGCCGCTTGACCCAGCGTCTTGGATTCGGCGTAAGCGATAGTACACTAATGTGTAGTAGTTGCCTTGTTCGGGAACTGGCCAGACACTTATGTTTGGTACGTTTGTTACTGTTACGGCTGCACCAGCAGTGTGTGATGCAGCTATTGTATTTTGTTGGCCACGGCCTAGGTTGCTCAATGTACCCGCAGATGAGGTAGTTGATTTTTCTAGATTGCTGTAGCTAATAATTTCGTTGTCTAGTTTGATAAACCCAGTAGACCCAAGCATCGTTACATCTGATAAATCAAGTGATGTTGCAGTGGCACTTATTGTAGTTGATAGGGTAGCTGTCGTCGCATTGGTGTTACCTGTCTGACGGTTAATCCATACTTGAATTGGTCGGCCTTGTGCGTTTTTGTTTGGTATTGTGATGTATGTAGACTCACTAATACGTGTGATGTTGATATCTTGTTGGTTCTGGCCTGTGCCTGTACGCACTACTTGGTCTAATAGGTCAATGGTTTCAGTAGGCAATGCATATAAAATCTGGCCTTGAACCAAAGGAATCTCGCCTTGTTCTACAGTCCATAAGTTAATGCCGCGGTTAGCCCACTCAATAGTAAGCAGGTTCAAGCTTCGACGTGCGGTTCTTAAATCATAGCCCGTGCGCAATTCTGAGCCGCACCTCTCAAAACTTTCTTCGATGATGTTGTTAATGTCTAGATTAAATGACGAGGTACCGGAAGTTGCTGTGTTTAAAGCCATTATTTTTTACCTCTGTTTCTAGCGCTTATGCTTATATTTCGTCTATGTTCTTCGGTAAATACTTTACCTTTCATACCAGCGGCTACTTTTGCTTTATGTTCTTTGGTTAACTTTTTACCTTTTAGCGCTTGTACTTTAGCTTTTTGACACGCTTCAGATACCCCACGTTTCTTTGCGGCCTCTGACATACGTTGTCTAGCTTCTGGAGTTGGGTTGATTGTACCCTCTCCACCATCTGTAAAATTAGCTAGCTTAATTCCCATTCGTCTAAGACATTTGATTAAACCAATTTCAAGCTCAAGTGCTATTTTATCGCTAGTGCATTCTAGCATACCCTTTAATATATTTGCGCTGCCATACTTATTTACTATTGCTTTATGATGGGCGTTACGTTCACCTAAATATCGAGCGCGTCTAAACGCTCCTTTACCCACGTAAAAAGGAACTCCATCGGGCTTACAGTGAATATATGCGAATGATGTCATTTAGTTACCAAATAAATACTACTTCTACTATACCCAAACTAATGATAAGGTAGTTGTTCTCTTCTATAAGCTCATGTTGCATCCCTACAGCAAACCCACATATATAGCTTAAGCTGTAGAATTCCATCCCTTTACTTTCCTACTTCGGCTAACATCTTTACGTCGCCACCCTTTTTATACTCGGTTACAAACTGAGGCTTATCCTTACGTACAATGGTCTTACCCTTTGCACCAGGCATCTTATCCTTAGCTATGCAACCCATTCCACGTGAAGGTCTCATGACTACGCCCTTGTTTTTCCACGTACTGCGCAGCCGTCGGCGCGTCTAGATGCTGAACCTACTGAACCACCTTGTTTGTACGGACGTGGTTGTATATCTTTACCCTTAGAATCTTTTGGAGGACCGTCGTTTTCGGCTTCCGGTGGAAGTTTAGGGGTAGGTTTCTTTACTTTTGGTGTAGGTGTTGCAGAACCGTTGTCTACTTCAGCTTCCCAAGCTTCTATTTTCTTAGCCATAATTAACACATCTTCCCGCGGGTTTTACCGCGAACTTCAATACCACCGCCACGAGCCATTTTAGTACAGCCGCCGCCTTTAAGTTTTGTTAGGTTAGATTTTTTACCACCGTGTAGTTGGGACTCGTGCATGCCGATAGCTTTCTTAGCCATCTTTTTATCCTGCATTAAGTCCATCTTTGTATCTTCTTTAGCCATAATAGCTCCTTTAACATTTCCAACGTTTTAGTGATGCTGCTTTGCGTGTAGGCTTGCCATTTTCGTCTTTCATTGGGCCTGGCATACCTGACATACGGGCACAAAACGATTTCTTGCGAGGGCCACCTTCTGGCTGAGGAGCTTTTAAGTTCGACCCCGTTGCTGCATTGTATTTTGCGCGTCCTTTGGCAGTAAGTCCAGCACCTTTTGATACGGGTAATTTCTCACCACGACCAACCGCTAATGATGGACCGCCTTCTTTAAACTTCTTGCCCTTGTCAGCTTCGTTAAACTCTTTTGCTACTTTAGTAGGAATACCCACCTTCTTAGCAAATTTAGGGTTGTGTGCAGCTGCGGCCATTAGCCTAGCTTGAGGTTTACTCTTGCTCGGCATCTTCCACTACCTCTTTAACAGGCGCGTCTTTTTGAAGTTTAGCTTTGCGAACATCTTTAACTTCTGCTTTAGCTTCAGGTTCTTTTTTGTCGCCCCAGCCGTTTTCATTAATTATCATAGTAATTTCCTATCCAAATAGTTTATGTGCGAATTGAGTAACTACAGCGCCAAGAGCACCACCGGCACCACCAACCATCATCAAGACTTTCCAACCGCCGCGAGCTTCCGCAAGGGTTGAATTAATGTCATTAAGCGTCTTTTTAATGTCGTCCATATCGGCGACAAGTCTATCCATATCCGCTTGTAGGTGTTTAATCTCAGTTTCATGTACCGCTAGTTCTCGTTCTACGCTCATTATGCAGTTCCATTATTCTTTATTAACACAATATTAAAGAATGCACTAGCTGAGTTATTTGCAGCAATACCAATGGCTGAAGCACCAATACAGTTTTTTTCTGCTACTGCAATAGGGTACGTAAAGTCGTAGGTAACAGAGCCGTTATTTAGTGTAGACACAGCAGCGACGCGTAAAATACCGTCAGGACTGTGCTGTTTCAAAAACGCTGTAATGGATGTAGAACCCGAGGCTTGTCCTGCAGTTATGGTGCCTTGTACTAAGTATGCCGTATAGCCAGCAGGGACACAGTAATGGGCTGTAGTACGTGTATTATAGCCGATAGCAATCAGGTCATATAGAACGGCTGGAACACCAGCGGTAACTACACCTGTCCCTACGTTAATTACACCTGCATTCTCACCACCAGAACCGACTGTTACAACGTACAACTGGTTAACATACATGTATGAGTTTGTGGTGTTTACGGCAGTTTGCCCGTTTAGTATTACCGTTTCACTAACAACGTTATAACTACCATTTAGCCCTTCGATGTATACCGTACGGGCGCCTGTACCTGCAGACGTATCATCTGCGCTAGTAGAGCTAACTTTTAAAACAGAAGCAGTTGTAGGGTGAACAATAGTGCCCCCATCTGGCCAGATAGTTTCTTCTGATGTATCTACATCAGGGTTGTAACCAAAGACAGAAAAACTATTGTGCATTGTGATTTGACCACGTGCAACTTGTAACTCGAATGGCTCATACGTGCCTACTCGGGTTATTGATGAAACTACGCTCATATTAATCTCCTATGTGTTTAGTAAGGGCTGTCATGTGGGCGATTGACATTTAAGGCTTCTTATTAGGAAGCCACCCTTAGATTAATTAAGCTGTTAGGTTGTTAGCTTGAACGTAACGAACTGTGATTACGCCTGTGCCAGAACCTGTATTGGTAGAAGTAACAGCAATTTTAACGTCTGTAGTACCTACATCAATAAATGCTAATGTGCGGGTTAAATCGGTACCCGGAGTAACTGATAATACACCAACTGCTGCACCATCAACGGCGCCTGCGGCTGTAAACTTAGTAGCTAAAACTGTTGTACCTACGCCAAATGTAGTCGCTGCATTGTCCCAAGCTTCTGTAACCCATACGTTGATTTCAACTATTTGGCTGTTTGCTGGGATTACGATTGATGTTACTGCTGAAGTTTGTGTGATTGCAGCTGACTGGGCCATTACAACTTGACCTACGTTAGCGATGTTTGTGCCTACTGTAGTACCAGTTGTGTTGCGGATGTTACCGGCACGTATTGGGCCGCTGAATGTGGTATTAGCCATTTGAATTTCTCCATACAAAGTAAGCTCATTAGTCTTGTATGCGTCCGCCGGGGCAGTCTAATGGGCCGGATTTAATATTCCCGGTTGATACAGTCTTTATACTAGAGATTTATGGCGTTGTCAATATAAATTAGGCGTAGATTTGGTAGTTGTTACATGTAACGCAGAAAGCCGAAAAACTCGTTACTTACTACATCCTCTAGTGTCGGCTTAACCGCCTATGTTTAAACAAATGTTTAGACTATTTGTTCATTACGTACATAGTTACTTCAAAACCAAAACGCATTTCAGTAGCTGCTGGTGTAGTCCACATAATATTTCTCCTGTTGATTGAGTGTACACGTTAGTGTGTACGTGGTTACATTCTGCTCTTTTATAAACATATCACAATACGGAAAACCATTAAAAAAGGCCCACCGAAGTGAGCCTCTTATCTTACCTAGTACTTATTAAGCACCAGCTGAACCAAACATACCTAATGGGTCAGACCAACCGAATGAATAACGCTCACGGGCTTTGTAACGTACGTTACCAGTGTCGAAGTCACCATCCATTGAAGTGCCTAGTGGGCTACGAACAAAGTGTTTCATGCCGTTAGGAACATCAGTTGTTAAGAACCATGCATTTGTGTCGGTCAAGAAGTGGTTAATTGCATAACCTTCTGGGATTGAACCGTTGTTTTTGATAGCGTTGACATCGTTGTCAGCAGTACCAACACGTAATTCAGTTTCCAACAAGCGAGTTGCAACGAATTGCAATGCTGGTGGAACAACCAATTTACGAGGTTTAGCAGCGATTAATAGGCCACGTTCGTCAGTCCAAGCTGCGATTTGAATAACTGCATTTTCCAATGAAGTTTCATTCAAGTCAGCTGGGGTTGATGGAATGTTGCTGTTTGTGCCGCCAGTAACAAGTGGGTGAGAAGCTGAGAACAATGGCACACCATCACCACCGTTGTATGAACCAGAGGTGTTGAAACCGTTGTTCAATACGTTAGCTGCTTTAACTTGTTTTGTGTACGCCATAGCACGAGCTAATGCTTTAGTATAACGAGCAGACAATGTGTCATACAAGTTATCTTCTACTGCTTCTTCAGTCAAGCTGAAGCCTAAAGCGATAGTTTCGTGTGTGTAGCGAGCTGTCCATGCTTCTTGAGCATTGTCGTAAGCGATGGCGTTGCCTTCGTTTTTAACAGGAGCTGCTGAGAAGCCAGACAATTTTGTTTCTTCTTCGAAAGAACGCTCTGAAGTCTCTGTTTCGTACACTTCTTTGTGTTCTTCGCCGTAACGTTTATATTCCAAACCGAACAAAGCGTTCAGACCTGGTAGAAGCTCTTTAAGGAGCTGTGCGCGTGAAATAGCCATTATTTAATCTCCTTAATCGCCAACACCGGTACCATTGTAATACGTATGGATACCAAAGTTAAATTTAAC